TGGCAGGGGTGTTCCGTTGGTTCGATGACCACACGATAACAAAGATCCTTAGGAAGATATTGTCTCGAATCACTATACAATTTAGCTGAATCAGACACAAGAATTCGTTGCATTGCCATTAGATTATTTTGTTTCTCAATATCAATATTAAGATAATTGGCCATACGCAACTGGACATAGGAACAAACGTCTTTAAAATTACGATTAATAAGTGGTAAACCTAGACCACCAAGATGTTTCGGTAAAAACCAAGAACAACCAGCAGGTAGGATTTCCTTTAAAACAGGAGCCCATACTTTAATAAATCGCGACATTAATTCCTCTTGCCTCAAGTAATCAAAACCATAAATAAGATCAGATGCCATAGTTTCAAGATCTGGAGAACGATAAATATCACGTTCTCTAGGACAGATCATATCCCGCAAATCATCTTTATCAGATGTATCGATATTAGTTTTACCATTGGACCCTACAAGGAGTCCAAAATTAACAAAAGGTAAAAAACGATAATTATTAACAGGACGAAACTCAGTGAAGAAACTATTTTCTTCTTCATCAACAAATAACATAGTATTCATGATTAAAAACTTCTTGTGTATATAATTCTTACCAACAGATTTAATTAAACCAACACGCTTGGTTAAATGACACCAATTCTCATAAGACGTACGATTTGGGCAGCGGAATAAAATATCATCACCATTAACGGCAATGCCACTATCTTTAATACTTATAAACGTATTATGCGAAAAGGTCTGGTTCCATATTAAATCATCAGTAAATTCATTTACTTTCAATTGATTCTGATATTGTTCTAGATCTTCTAGATAGACAATTTCGTTAGTTTCAGGATTTATAGGTTCTACGGGTGCAATTCCTGGTACCATAGGTTCTAAGGTTCTCTTATTATAGAACTTTTGAATAGAACATTCTAATGAATAACGGCTTATTGCCATATTAATGATACAAAGAATAGGGAATGAATCAGGGGAACCCATAAGTTGTCCCCACTGTTGAAAGGCATTTGTGCCATCCCTTAAATGCATAAAGTGAAAAATATTACAATTGATATATTCGTCAATGACAAACGGGGACCAATGTGCTAACCTACCAATTTCTTGACAAGCCACACGAGTATAATTAGGGTCAACATAATTAGTTGCACCTTTATAATCGCCAGATACATAAAACCAATCATCATCAACCAAATAATGGTCACGTTTCCAGAGTCGAGAATTTAGATAGGATGCCTCTAAAGGTTGACCTATCATTTCGAAACCTGGAAATAAACGAAGATGGCTATGTACAGCTTTTTGCCGATATCTAGCGAGATAATAAGAATACTCTGGTCCACCAGTTATAACTCTAACTTTGAAGGGTTCTTTTAAACCTTGTATACGCGCACATTTGGCGCCTTCAAAGAAGCGAATATTATCAATTACTTTAGTAATAAATTCATCAGTACGTAATAGTTCGTTAGAAACGAACCCCGTAAAACTTTCAATTAAATCACAGATAGGAGAAAGTAAACCTGTATGAACTAAAAGTTCTTTAGACAGGATACCGGAAACAACATCCAAATTATTACCGGTAGGAATAATTTCCTTGTTCTCGAGGTCACAAAGAGGTAGAGATTCAAAAATGGTTTTATCCATCATCTGATGGGAAGATATAGGCTCAAATGCAAGTAGACGGTTAACACCTTCTACGAGGAAAAGTCCCATAGCTCCTTGACATCGACGACTAGTCTGAAAATGTCCTGAAACACTTGGCAATAAGAATTGCCCTGGTTTATACCAGTTATCAGGAAAAATTTCACGAACTGTTCTTTTAATCTCCTCTTGTAAACGCTCAGAAGTATCATCATAGGGCAAAGTACCCCTGACTACTGCGGATTTCATTCCTTGGAATTTTGAAGTAGAACAC